ACGTGGATTAGGTAGAGCATTTATGAAAGGTGGAAAAGTTAGATAATGGCAAAGTACGCAACAGGTAAACATGCAAAGGCAATATCAGATAGATCTGGTGTGGAGTTTCCATACAGAGAAATGGTTAGAGAATGGAACGGAGCATTTGTACATGTATCTGAGTTTGAACCAAAGCAACCACAATTAGAACCAAAACCAATTTCTGCAGATGGTATTGCATTACGAAATGTTAGAAGTGATAGAACAGAAAATGCTGTTCCATATGCTTTACCTGATAACCCTTTTGAAACTCTTTCATCAGGCTCAGGAATTATAAACGTAACAGCACCTGGTCATGGTTTAACAAATGGCACGACATATAGATTTAGAGGTCCATCAGCATTAGTCACTAGTGGTGGAGGAACATTTCAATATAATGATCCAGGTAGTTTTGATGGTATTTTAGGCTCTAATATTGCTAAAGCAGCTGGATATGCAATAACAACAGGCATATACAGAGATGGTGCAAGAGTTAGCACAGATTATGCTGTTGCTAATTTTTTCTTTTTTACAGTTGACACAAATACTGCTACAATTGGTGGAGTAAAAGGAGGAGGAATTGGTTGTTCAGTAGGACCAGTTACATTAAGCGCATGATTAAAAAAATTAAAAATTTTATTTGTAAATTATTAGGCATTAAACAATGTTCTTGTCCAGAGGATATGGATCCACATGAAGAATTAATGTTACATGTGCCAGAACCAGAAGTTCCATTATATATGGAAGATGGAAAATATTTAAAGTGTGGAACACATAATAGATACAAAAAAAGTTGTCCTATTTGTAGAGAGGTGGCTGGAGTAGTATAATGGCTGGATTAAGTGCATCAGGATTAAAAACACAAATAAAAAGTTACACAGAAGTAAGTTCTACTGTGTTATCTGATAGCGTTTTAGAAAATATTATTTTAAATGCGCAGTATAGAATTTTTAGAGATATACCAATAGATGCAGATAGAAAACAACAAACAGGTAACTTAGTTACTGGTCAAGAATCAATAAATGCCCCAGCAGGAGCAGTATTCATAAGAGGAATACAAGTTTATGATTCAACATCAGAAACAACTGGTGCAAATATTTGGTTAGAAAAAAAAGATGTTACGTACTTACAAGAGTATGTTTCATCAACAGCGTCAGCAAAAAGAGGTCAACCTAAGTATTATGCAATGTTTGGTGGAGCTACAGGCGAGTCAGACACTACATCTGGTAGAATGATGTTTGCTCCTGTTCCTGATACTACATACAAATTTAGGGTTCATTTTAATGCTGCACCGGCTCTTTTGGAGAATAACGACACTAATTACATTAGTTTAAACTTTCCAAATGGTCTGTTATATTGTTGTTTAGCAGAGACGTACGGCTTCTTAAAAGGCCCGATAGACATGTTGACATTATACGAGAATAAATATAAACAAGAGGTACAGAAGTTTGCTAATGAGCAAGTCGGTAGAAGACGAAGAGATGACTACACAGACGG